CGCCTGGACGGCGGCGCTGACGGCATCAGCGCCGGCAGCGGGCGCAGGGACGCCCCCACCAGCCCCAGAAGCAAGCGCGGCGGCAGCCTCGGCCATCAGCTGCCCGGCCAGCGCGGGGTTTTCCGCCCGCAGCTCTTCAAGTGTGTTTGCCATAGTGGTTCCTCCATTCTGTCCGCCGGTTTGCGCCGGCTGCTTTTTATTTGCCATATCCGGGGCTGGGGCCCCGGTTGTGACCGTTGGGATCGTGTCCGGGGCGAACATCCCCGGTGTGAGATGGAACGGGCGGCCGCGCACAAAAAGGCTGCGTCCGTCCGCGCTGGCGGCGATGTCCAGCGGCTCCGCGTCCTCTATCACGCTGTCGGCAAATCCCTTTTCTGCCGCTTCACGGCCAGTCAGATAGGTTGTCTCTCTCATAAGGCGGAGAAGTTCGTCCCCATCCATCTTGGTTTTTCGCTGGTAGGCAGTTACAGCGGCCCGGTCGTATGCGTCGAACATGTTGGCTGCTTCCCGCAGATTATCAGCGTTATAGCCGCCCCACATATACCCCCAGCACCGATGGATCATCACCAGGCTGGCCGGATTGATCCGGACCTCGTCGCATGCGCACATAATGACCGAAGCAGCGGACATAGCCGCTCCATCCACAATACAGATCAGGTGTACTCCTTTGGAGGAAATATCCCGGAGCCGGTTGTGGATCACCATCCCGACCAAGGAATCGCCTCCGAGGCTGTTCATGCGGATGGTCAGGCTTTTGGCTCCGGCCAGACTGTTCAAGTCCTGCAAAAATTCATCCTGCGCAATGAAATCCCCCTTCAGCTTCTCCCCGGTATACCAGTGTGTCGGGTGCGCTTCCACGACCTCGCCATACATGGTGATTTCAGCGTTCATGCCGTCTTCCATCTTCATGGAATAAGGGCCCCGGTCAATACGGATTGACCTGACAGTGCGCTTCAATGGATCAGGCATTCTTCATACCTCCCTCATCCTCATCTCTTTCGTTCAGATCCATCGTGATCTGGACATTCCCGCCACCGGCGGCAGTGAGTTTTTCATTCTCCGCCGCCAGCTGCTCCACGTTGGCGTCCCAGTCCCCTCCGGACATTTCCCTGGTGACCTGCTCGTGTGTCTTCAGGGCGTGCTGGATCTGGAGCACGGCGGCCTGGGCCTCCTTCAGCGGGTCGATGGAGCCCTGGACCGGACCGATCCACCGTGCGCCGCACCACGCGGCACGGATCAGCGGGTCATCAAAAAAGCCCGGAGCCTTGATACGGCCACGGGCCACCGCCTCAGCCAGCCAGTTCTCATAGGACGGCTGACAGAAATCGTCTGCAAACCACTTCCGGCGCATACGGATATCCTCCCAGGCGTCCAGGAGGGCGGCACGGGCGGCGGAATAGCTGGAATTGTATTCCTTCACCAGGACATCGTAGGGAGTGCCCAGGCCAGCCCCTACCAGCTTGCAGAAGGTTTTGACAAAGGCATCGAAGCCAGGGACAGGCATATTGGGGTTTCCGAATTTGATATCTTCGTCCTCTTTCAGCGTCTGAAGGGTCCCCGGCCCCATGTCCAGCTCATCCGGATTGGTACGGGGACGAACCGGGACTGCGCCGTCCGCGCCGGGTGCCTGCATGTCGTCCCAGCCGCCAACGCTGTCCCAGGGGATGTCCTCCGGGTGGTCCTTGACGATGATCCATGCGGTAAAATAGCTCTGGATCAGAGCCATAGTCAGCGCGGAATCCACATACCGGTTCAGCTGCAGGATTGGTTCGATTGCCGGGGCCAGATAGCTCACGCCGCGATACTGGTCGGGCCTCTCGCTGTTCATGATGTGGAGGATGTTGGGCAGGTGCGTTTTCTGGCCGTAGGCTTCCACCCGCACCCAATCATCGTCCTTGCTGGTGATCTGCCAAGGATAGTTGGAGTGTACATAGTAGGCAACTACCATCCCATTGCCGTCCACCTCTACGCCGTCAAAAATGCGGTTATGGTTGTCGGGGTTTTCACCGTCGGTCATGCCGGGGTACCGCAGTCCGCCGTATTCCATGGGCGTGCGCACCCGGTCGGCCTCAATGATGTGCAGCCGTAGGGAATACGGGCGGATGCCGCTCGGCTCGTACCGTTTGATCAGAGCAAAGACGTCTCCGCTCATCAACCAAGAGATCAGCGCCAGCTGCTGCATCCCGGCAAAATCGTTCATACCGGTAGCATCGCAGCTGGACTTCTGTCCGGCCCACATGGCGAACTCCCGTTCCGTGTGCTTCTGCCACTCCTTCGCCGCCTCCGGCGACAGGCCCAGCGTCTCCCGGTCAATGGAGCTTTTCAACGTTAGTCCAACGCCAACAGCTTTTGTTCTTACTGTGTTGATTGCACTGGTGGCAAGAGGGCTGGACATATACAGCATCCGGCTCCGCTGGCGCAGCGTATAGTTATTCCAATCGATGTCCTGATTGGGCGCACTGCTGCGGGCGATGAAATTTTTCAAGGCCCGCCGGGTCTGGCTGGCTCCGGCTTCGCTGTAGCCGCTGGCTTTAGGACGGACGCTGTCCGGAAGATACAGTTTGGTGCGTTTATCCTGATACATAGTCCGCTCTCCTTACCAGTCTGTCGGGATCACCGCAAAGGACCGCCGGGATTTTCGTCCTTGCAGCAGAGCCTCCAGTTCGTCAATTTCATTCTCCATGTCTTCGATTGCCTTCTTCAAGTCGGGCAGATCGAAGCGCGTCAAGCTGCGGTTCTCCAGCGAATAACTCTTCACTCCGCCGTCCAGCAGGGCGATGTACGCCTCCCGCAGCTTTGTCAGCGCGGCCCTTCGGAACTCCAGCCGCGCACGGATTTCTACTTTGTCCGTCATGGTCAGCACCTACCATTCGTTGTAATACCGATCCAGAGCGTCTCCCCTCTTCTTCGGTTTGGGGCGGGGTGGAGGCGGCGCCGCGGCGACTGGCGCATCCACCGCTTTGCCCCGCGCTTTCTTCAGCTGCCGGTCCTTGGCATCCAGATTCACCGGCAGGGTTAGAAACGCCGCCAGAGCGTAGTTCCGGCAGTCCAGCGGCTCGTTCCGCTCGTGGCCCTGGATTTTTGTCCATACCCACCGCTGACGGATTTTCCCCTCCGGCACCAGATGTTCTGAAAGCAGTCCGTTGAAGTACGCAAGGCCGTAGTCATCCCGCAACGGGAAGTGGCAGTATTTCGGGCCAGGAGATTCTACACGGAGCCTATCCATGATCTTCTGCTTTCCTTCATCCACGCCCAGCTGATACTGCCAGCAGGTGCCAAGGTACCGGTTGTTCACAATGATCTTCATTTTCTTCTCCCCTTCGTCATTTTATAATTAGTGTTCACACGTTCACAGGGTCAATATCAAGTACTATTCTATGCGTTCCCCTTCCATCTGTCAATGAAGTTCTATGAGGAAACCATATATTTTCCCCGATAATAGGGAATTCCGCAGCCTAAGCTTACCGCATCCCATCCCCTTTGGCCAAAATCCCTGGCTGCTTTCATGCTTTTCCCTCCATGTTCACAGTAAAAGATAAGGGTCGTTCCCCAGTAGTCCTTTAATATTCCCTCTTCAAGCTGGTCATAAGGTATATTCACCGCATCTTTAAGATGTCCCCTCTGATACTCCTGGGGCTGACGAAGATCCACCAGCAGCAAAGGACGCTTTTGATCCAGCAGCCATTCCAGCTGCATCACCGAAATTACAGAAAACATCTTGCCTTCCTGTCCTTTTTTATTCTTACCTATAACTTATGCAGTTTTTCCGTTTTTGGGGACAGGCGCAGGAACAAAATCAGAAAGCCGGCTTTGCTTGCCCGGTATATCCGGCAAAACGCACAAAAAGAACCCATACCGGAAAAACTCTCCGGCACAGGCTCCGCTTGTTTTTTCGATTCAGAATCCTCTGCTGCAATACCACATTAGTTATTCTGATGGCAGTTCTTTGAAGAATTCTGGCTGCTGTTCTTCGACGAATTCTGGGAAGAATTCTGGCTGCTGTTCTTGGAAGAATTCTGGCTGCTGTTTTTAGAAGAATTCTGAGAAGAGTTTTTCATATTGTTCTCGTATTCGTTGCGGCTGTTATTCTTGGTTGAATTGTTATCCATATCACCATACCTCCTAAATCATTGCTGTAATACTACAGCTTTTTTGGTTACGGGAATAGTATGTGCGAAATTTAACAACTTATTCATAACTTGTTGATTTTTCTATTTTCCTATATTATAATCAAAGTGCGGGAAAATCGTTTCCCTTAAAACGGTTTTTCCTACCCTTATTAATTATTTATACTCCCCTCAAAAAAGGCCGGACAGCTCCCCTGTCCGGTCTTTTTCTTTTTTATGCCTGTGTCCATCTGTTCTGTGCTTGTCCCGTCCATGGCATGTCCGGCCAAAAGCACACAAAATACAAATACACACCAAAACAAGAACCCGCACAGCGGGCTCTCGCAAAATTCATTTGGTTTCATCAGTCACCCAGGACATTGACAATCTTTACCGGCGTGCGGTAATTCCACGGGGAGATCTTAATTCCTGTCTTCACCGAAGAAGCATGTACCACTTTTCCGCCGCCAATATACATCGCCACATGGTTAATCCTGCCGCCGCCGCTGTAAAACAGCAGATCGCCGGGCTGCATCGTCACATCACTGACCGGCACACCCTCTGTAGACTGGGAGGCTGCCGTCCTGGTAATATGTACACATGCCGCGTTACTCAGTACATAGCGGGTAAAACCGGAACAGTCCACGCCTGTCCGGGGATCATTCCCGCCATAGCGGTAAGGACCGCCTAAAAAGGTCAGAGCAAAATCAACCACCTTCTGACGCTTGCCTGCGCTCTCCGCCGCTGCTAAGGATCTTGCCCGCTCTTCGGATGACTCTTCCTCTGCCCGAAGCCATGCCTGCCTTACCGCTTCATTTTCCGTCTGCTTTTTTGCTTCGGTTTTTGCCTCTGCAATCGCTTCCTGCTCCGCTACAGCAGCCCTTGTGCGGTTAAGAACCTTAGGTGCTTCCGAAGAATCCTCATAAATATCTTCTTCCGGCTCATCGCCTTCGATCTCAGCCCTCTTAATGCTTTCCTCCTCTGGATTTGCCTCAACCATCTGCACTTCCTGCGGCTCAAGATCCGCATAAGAAGTTACAGGAAACATGCAAAGCATTCCGCAGCAGCAAAGCATTCCCATCAGCTTTTTCCAATTTTTACGCATAGATGATTCTCCTTATTCACCTTAATCTTTCTATTTCTTGGTTATTCATCGGTTTTCCCGTTTTATTTTTTACGTTTATTTTTCAATTTGTTACAAAACTGTTAAAACCACTGTATTTATTATAAATACGGTTTTAATATTTGTCAAGTGAAAAAACGTCCATTTCCTGTGTTTTTCCTGAATTTTCTAATTGTGTTTAAAGAACGGCAAAGGTGCGGGCGGGTTTTGTGAAAAATTCCCGAAAACTACCGCACTCAGCAGCGGGAGTAAGGGCCGCGGAAAATCCAGTAAATCAGCCAGATAATCAGCAGAGGCAGGATAATCGGGCGGATCAAAAGGAAAATTCCTCCGATAATCGTCCCCACCAGCATAAGGAACAGGCAGAAGACAACAATAAGCAAAACCATGACCCAGAATCCCCGGATCTGAAACTGGCGAAAACGCCGCCGGGCAAACTCCTCTTCTTCCTGATACCTGTCAGAACCAGAACCTTCAAAGCCGCGGCTCTCATCCTCATAAATCCCTGCCATACTGTTTCCTCCGCCGTTGGCATCGATAATGCTCTTGGCAAGCAGGCGCGGATCTCCAAGTTCTTCCAGGATCTGATGCATCTTTCTTCCCTTTGCAGCCTCATCCGAAAGATAAGTTTCATAATAGCGAAGATTTTCTTCGATAACCGTCTGGGAAACCTGCCCGGCCAGGGCACGGGCAAGCTTCTCCAAAAATTCTTTTTTTTCCATGAATTAATGTACCCTTTCTTTTAGAATACCATCACGGTATGCATGAACCAGCTCTTTTAAGTCTTCAATCTGTGCAGCTAAGATAACACCCATATCGGTATCGGCAACCATCACCCTGCGCTTCATCTTTTCCACAATGGAAACCTTAGGTGTATTCTCCTTTGTCGGGTCAAAAGACTTGTGCTCGGCCAGCGCCAGGTGATGGGAATTATAAATCAGGGTATAGCCGGCAATCCCTGTCTTTGACTGATAGGCTTTCGATAAACCGCCGTCAATCACATAGAGCTTTCCTCCTGCCTTTACCGGGGTTTCCCCGTCTTTAATCTTTACGGGAACATGACCGTTAATAATATGGGAACCCTTCGTGGGCAGCCCGAATTCTTTAAGAATCTTATCACAGTACTCTTCTTCCTGGCTCAGACGGTAATACGGGTTCATATTTTCCTTGTGTGTCGCCTTATCTTCAACAAAATAATGCTCAAAGGTTGTCATTCTGTCCTTGCCAAACACCGGCGATTTCGCGCCGCACCACAGATACCATATAAAGTCCCTGCACTTTGCCTTCTCCGGATCGGTTTCCGGCAGGAAATATGCCTTTTGTATTCTCTGGTCAATAAAATCCATCAGCGCCTTTCCGGAATAGCTTACACCGTCAATCACCATCTCCTCAAAGCTTCCGTCTTTTTTCATGGGAATGCATCCGTGATAGAGAAGGTTGGAATTACAGCACTTGTAAAGGGCTCCGTGGCTGTACAAAAACTTAATATGGCGGTGGAGAAGTTCGCTGTGCTTAAAGGAAAGCGCCAGGGTGTTCAGCAGTTCTTCCTCTTCTGCGGTAAGCCGCAGGGGATCTTTAGGATCTACGGTAGGAAAATTCATATCCAGCATAGGATATTCCTTCCCGCCGATGCTCACTGTCCCTTTTTCAAAATTCACATGATTCAGCAGCATACGCTCTTCCATCTGGTAGTCAGGATGGCGTTTAATAATCTGCCCTTCCATCTTAAACTGCATCACGGCAAGCGCCTTATGCATCTTTGCGGCAAGTCCGGGATCTACGGCATCGTAAATATTTTCATCCAGAATTTTGGGCTGGAATCGAAGGCAGGGGACGTCCCGATAGACATTGGCAGCAAACATAGATAAGGGACGCAGATTAATTCCGTAGCCGTCCTCAAGCACGTCGAAGCTGTTATAGCTGATGGCAATCCGAAGTACGACGCAGATACTGGCAAGATTTCCAGTAGCCGCCCCCATCCAGGAAATATCGTGATTTCCCCACTGGATGTCCACATCGTGAAACCGCATTAAGGCATTCATAATAATATCCGCCCTGGGTCCCCGGTCAAAGATATCACCGATAATGTGCAGGTTGTCAATGGTCAGATTTTGAATCAGTTCACAGAGGGCAATGATAAATTTATCGGCAATCTCCACATCTAATATTGTCTGGATAATTTCACTGTAGTAAACCTTTTTGTTTTCGTCATTATCGTCCACATGGAGAAGTTCATCAATGGCATAGGTAAACTCCAGGGGCATTTTTTTGCGCACTTTGGAACGGGTGTATTTGGAGGAAACTTCCTTGCAGATGCGGACAAGACGGTAAATGGTTACTTTCTGCCAGTCCTCGGTATTTTTTCCGGCAAGGGTCATTTTATTCATTGCCCGATCCGGATAGTAGATCAGATTAGCCAATTCCATCTGCTCTTCTTCCGAGATAATATAGCCAAAGGTCTGACGGATTTTTTCGCGGATAATGCCGGAGGAGCTTTTGAGCAGATGAAGGAAGGCTTCGTATTCGCCGTGAAGATCGCTGAAGAAATATTCGGTTCCTTTGGGAAGCCCCATAATGGCTCTGAGGTTGATGATTTCACTGCAGGCTAGGCGGACGGTTGGGTATTCTTTGGCTAACAGTTTTAAATAATCTAAATCTCTCATGTTTTTCCTCCCTGGAGTTCATATGCGGATTGTTTTTTGCTTTGTTCTGCGGTATGATTAGATGTTATTATAACATTACATAGAAGAAAATGGAAGGGGATTAAGAATGGAACAGCTTTATGTTTTCGGAACGGGCA